TATTGTTACTATTCAAACCAGTAACAGCTATTTCATCTACTACAGTAGGTACTAAATTAGCGGTTGCCCCCTCTGTAGGTGTTGCTTTTACTATAGCAATAGTAACTACATTACTTCCATTGCTTGTCATCCAACCACTTATTCTTGTAACTGTTGCTGCTTCTGGAATTATATGAGTATGACCTATTCTAAAAATATTTGTTACTGTCATGCTACCAGAAGAAACAGTACCAGAACCATAATCTTGAGCCATCTCAAAAGGCGATTTAGTATCTGCAATATCTTCACCAAAAAAATAATTTGTTGCACCAGTTAAAAAACCTTGCATCTTATAATTTGTAACACCCATCAAAGATTTACTTTGATAAATTAAATTACCATCTGTACCAGATTCAGAAGTACCTGCATTTTTAGATAAAACAGTGTTATTAGTAGCCACCTCAAATCCTTTTGGATTATGCCTGTTTACATCACTTAAATTTTTATGTTCGTTCTGTGCCATTAATTTATATTTTAACAATCATCACAAGGACAGTAGTCTTTCCAACTTGTATATCCTCTATTAAATCTTCTTCTTGAATATATACTATCATACATGATTATACCATGATTTTTATATGTAGAGTATGTGTTTGGCTTATTGCTTTCATATGTAGGATAATTACCAATCTGATCGTCATCTTCTATAAAATCAATCATATCTTTTAGATATATTTCAGCTTTTCTATAAGTGTCTTGTTTATAAGCATTTAGTTCAGCAGGATCAATAATAGTAGAAAACTCATCAATATTGTGTACAATACCCATACTACTACTATTACTCTGTACTTCTGTTATTACTTCAAATCTAACAAACCAACATAAACATCTTGTCATAAAATCATCCATTAATGTTTGATTTGCTGTAGTTAATGTACCTGCATGATGTTGTGTTTTAAGTTCTTCATAAAACTCTTTACCAATAGCATGTTTTATGTGTGCTAATTCTGCTAACAAAATAGTATTGTTAGATATTAAAGCAGGATCAGTGTTTGCATTAGTAAAACTATTACTAATAACTTCTGCTGCTGTTACTAAAGGATTATATTGATTTACGTTTGCCATAGTTATTCTTCTATTTCAGTTACTTGTGGATTACCTGCCTCATCATCACCTTCTCCATCTTGGTCGTCATCTCTTGTTACAATTATTTGTTCTCTATCTGTTATAAACATGTCGCCTTCTTCTAACATAGGTAAATCTTCATCTAGCATTTTTCTTTGTTCGTTTATAGTAAGAACCTCTTTAGGATCTATTTGTGTTGCATAACTAATAGGTGGTTCATACTGTATTACTAAATCTTCTGGTAAATATCCTAACTCTCTAAATAATACTTTTCTTAGACCTGTCAAAAGCAAATCAGAAGTGTCTTTTACTACTGTAGTCATTGCTAAATCATATGCAATCCGTATCTCACTGCCCGTATTGTTCATTTTACCAGAACTTACAATACCACTTAATGATGGCTGCCATCTATGTGCTGTAACAATATTTTGATCTGTTATTCTTTGTAAGTCTATCCAACTACCTTCTTGATCATCTTTGATTATTTGCACATTAGCTTGTGAAGTATCTCCATTCTTTACTAAGAATAAAAGTTTGCCATTGTTTCCATCTCCGACAAATTTTTTCTGGGCTTCTCTAACTAATTTTTTAGCTTCTTCTTCGCCCATATCACCGCTTATTTCTATAATAGCAGATGGCTGAAAACCATTTTTAAATTTAGTGTGATTCCATTTACCTATTTCATAATCAACAGCTATATGCTCTAACGCTGCAACATAATCTGGTAAACCATAAAACTGAAAAGTAGGCTCATAGTCTTTAAATTGTATAACAAATCTACTTCTTCTTACGCTAGGATATATTGGGATGATTGTAAGTTTTTCTTTCATTGTGTTATATCTAGCCCAGTCTGGATGTACATAAATTTCCTTCTTTTCTTTTGACATCCTAACAGTTGTTGCATCAATGTGATATAGATTCAAACCGCCATCATATATAACACCCTCTAAATAAGCGTTTCCAAAAGTGTAATAATCATCTGCTAATTTTTTAAAAATATCTCTTAGAGATTCTCCATCTGCGTTTACATCTTTTATATATTCTTTTAAATCTTCGTTGTTTGTAACAAACTTAGCACCACTTGTAAAAACAGATTTTTGTGCTAAAACACTTCTGTGTGTGCTAGATTTTCTTTTTAATTCCGCTAAATATTGTGGAAACAAATTGTTTGTACCAAAAGGTATATAATCCGTTCTTACTTTGGATAAATCTTGTGGTTCTTCAATATGTTCTGGTATTGCTAAATTAAATATACCAAACTCAAAAGTATTACTCTTCTGATCCAGTTGTGTCTTTAGCTGATTTTTTCTTTTTAGTTGTTTTCTTTGGCTCATCTTTTGTCGTTGTAGTTGATAATTTTTCTATTAAATCAGTCAAACCTAAATCCTCATAAGCGTAAGCTAATTCTTCTTGACTAGCAGTAGCCCATATAATTTTAAAATCACCCTTATAAGTTGCACCAGATGATAATTTTGCTTTATATTTTGCCATAATTGTATATATTTTTATATGCGATAAATCTACTATTTTTTTGTTGCAACCACACATATTAGTAAAAAAGATATTAATAGGATAATGTTATAAAACTTTTTACGAACAAAAGTTCAACCTATTATTATACCTTTAATTTATTATGTAGTTGTTGCAGTTAATGTACTAGAGTTAGTCGTTAAAGTACCTGCATAAAGTCTAGGTAATTCATACTGTCTAGCCATTAAGTTTACTGTTATTGCATTTTCATCAGAGAAAGCAGCTCCAGTACCACCTTCCATACCAGATAAATTTAAAAACGTCTGATTTTTTTCTATTACATCTTGATTTCTATATTTTTCACTTGCTCCAACAACAATCTTATTACCTGCTGTATCAACAACTATTGCCATCATACACTGATCTAATAATCCTTGTAGTGCCTTAAATTTGCTTGATGTCATGTTTGGTAACATGAATGATAATGCACACTCAAAAGATGTTGAACCATTTTCTTTAGAAGCTGTGATAGTCAATGAAGGCATCTCTTGCTTAAATTCAAACAGTTTCCAGTCGTCTGCATCTGCACCACCAGATTTTTTTATAGCTGAAATTTCATGTTTACCTGCTCCATTATCAAAAGCTACAGTATCACCATCTGCAAATGCTCTTATGCAGATTTGTTGAATACCACCTGCTACTTGTAAGTCAGTACATGTAATCCCAATTCCGTTATCTATTGCCATTTTATTTTATTTTATTA